ATGCCTTCGAGATTATGCTTAGCAAATTTATTTCTTAGGTTGGTTACTTGAGCTTGGCTTGCAGAGTATTGGGAGTTCAAGTTTTGAATCTGAGCTTGGGTCTTTTTTGCCGATTCAAGAGCTTTTACAATCTGTTCGTTTTGCTCTTGAACAGTTCTTTCAAGCACCGCTTGATTACTGATAGCGGTTTGTAGTTCTATTTTTGCTTTGTCCAATTTAGTGAACACAATCGCATTAATAGAAATAGAGACAAACAAAAGCCCTCCTAAAACTAGAGCCAGTTTCATTTATCTTTTTTTATTTTGACGTTTACTGTTGTGTAGGCTTCATTAATATTAGGCGTTGATTTATCATCACCCACATATTTGCCATCTTCATCTCTGGAACGAACCCTTTTCTCTTCATAACCAAGAAAAGTTTTCTTAAACCAATTACTTAAACCAATAGCCATATTATTCTCCGTTTATTCTTTTTCACCTTTAAAACTCTTTGAACTACCCGATGTTCCAGCATACAGCCCGAACCATGCAGCCCCTGCACCTACAACAATAGAAATTAAGCCCGATTGTTCAAAGCTTGGTTCTGGTAAATCCATAAACCAAAAGGTTGTGTAATAGAGCAAGTACATATAAACAGACAAAAATACTCTTGGAAATATTCTCCAGCTATCAACAGCTTGAGCTACAAAGATAATCTTTTGATAAGGGTTGTTGTTATTAACATCTTCTAAGTCCCTGATCTTGTCTTTAAGTGCACCAATTTCTTGCACCATCGCCATAAACTTACTAAGGTCCATTTCGACTTCATTTCGATCCATGTCTCCACCAAATCTGCCGGTTGGATAATGCTCATCACTCATAATTCACCTATACTGTATATATATCCAAGGCATCAGCCTTGCCTTTAACTTTAATTGTTGATATTAAGTTTAACTTAAATTTTGTAAATTGAGCAGTGCTTTTTCCTATAAGAAGATCAACACCCACCTCTTTAGTTGCCGATTCAAGTCGTGCTGCCGTATTCACCGCATCGCCAATCGCCGTATAGTCAAACCGACTGTCGCTGCCCATATTACCAATTACAGCCTCACCTGAATTAATGCCGATACCGATAGCTACTGGTGGCAAGTCTTTGCCTTTAAGCTCTTTATTTAGCTCTTCCATATTTTTCATAATATCTAGGGCGCAATCAATTGCTAAATTCTCATGTGCTGGTTGATCTAGGGGCGCATTGAATATCGCCATCATCGCATCGCCTATGTATTTATCAACCATGCCTTCGTATTTTTGTACCGATTCTTGTTGTGCTGTCAAAGCTCTATTCATAATATAGGTCACATCTTCTGGTGGTAGCGACTCAGACATGGAGGTAAACCCTCTAACATCGGTGAACAAGTAGGTTGCGTATCTTTTTTCACCACCTAGTTTAAGCAGTTCTGGGTTTTCTTGTAATTTTTTAACTTGTCTAGGATCAAGATAATGTTCAAATTGCTTTTTAATCTGCTGTCTGAGCTTGTACTGCTCTCTAAAATTCAAGTAAAACGCAATAGAGCCTGTAATAAAACCAGATATTAACGACCAAGTAACATCGATTAATAAATTAGACTGGATAAAATAAACGCCCAAATATGCGATTAGAGCGTTTGTAAGCAAAAAGAATACCAAACCCCATGTGACACCAAAGAAGTTTAGAAAAAACCAAACCAGAACTGTTGTCGATAGATATATGCCTAACTCAGCGAGCAAAGCATAATCAGGAATTAATGGGCTGTCTTCTATTAAAATGCTTTCAGACAACGCTGTTTGTATTTTGTGTGGTTCTAAAAGACCCGCAGGCGTTGCTATTTGAGGCATAACCCCTTTTGCTGTGACACCGACAAACACAAAACGATTTTTAATAAGCTCTGTGCTTTTAATCTCTGTTAGAGAAAATTCAGGTGTGTTGACCCAACTGATCCATTTTCTGCCCAAGGTATCGGTCTTAACTGGCGGCAGTCCTTTAACTCTAATCTCTTGTATACCTGCTTCTGAAGTTTTTATTAGGTAGGTGTCCGCACCAGTTAAAACTTTTAGAACCTCTGTGCCGTAGGCAGAAACCCATCCGTCAGGGGTTCTTAGTAATAATGGCATACGCCTAACTAATTGGTCAACTTCTGTGGGAGCTACTGCTATGCCCTCGTAAGCCGATTCACGAAGTAAGGGGATATTTTGTACCACACCTTTAGCCTTAAACCCACCATGATCCTTGCCCAAAATAACTGTACCTGTGGTCATTGGATAAGTGCCGTTATCGTTTTCAAAGGTTGCGACCACGCTAGGCGCAGACGCAAGACTCTTGGCAAACTCAACATCGCCACCAAGACGATCCTTCTGCGGAAAGCTAATAACCCAACCGACCCCTAATGCCCCTTGTGCTACAAGGTCATCCTGTATCTCAGCTAATCGTTTTCTGGGAAACGGATAACCTCCTTCTACCTCAACATTTTCTTCAGTAATATTAAGGATTGAAAAATAACCAGAAGGCTTTTGTTCTGTAACAAACGTATCAAAGGTCTTGAGTTTTAATATTTGAAGCGGTGTCCATTGCTGTACCAAAGGTACACCCAATAAGACAATAATAACGAACAACTGGAAAAATCTAGTCACCTTGATTGATAGTTACAGTTTTATTACAGTTTGTGGAACAATTATAATTAACAGTAATGCTTTTGTTAGTAGCACCAGATTGTGTGGCATCCACATTATAATCATCGGTATAGAAGTTTAGCTTCATATAGTGATCTCCACTACCTGTTTGAGTTATGGTCGCATCGTTATTATCTGCTGAACCACTGGCATAAATCTTGGCATAGTGTTCGCCTGTCCCTGATTGGGTTATAGTAAACTCTGAATCGTCACCAAAAGCCCTTATCTCGCCTTCTTTATCATCGCCTGTTTGGGTGATTTTATAAACATTATCGTCCCCTTGCATATAGATTTCGGCATCATTGTCGTTGCCGTTTTGTATTACATCCATATCGTTTGAATCATCATCAGCATCAATGTATCCGAAGTTATCATTACCGTCTTGATCTATTTTATACTCGTTACCTGTGTGATTAGCCACTTGGCTATAGGCTCTAGCAGTGTTCCCTGTACCATTTTGATCTATATCTATTTCTGCATTACTACAATTATGGGTAGTGTAAGTGCCTTCAGATAAACCACACCAAACCCTAGCCGTATTTCCTGAGCCAATTTGGTCAATATGTATAAGCGAAGAACTGCCTTTCGTTCTTATCTCAACATTGTTATCACCCGCGTAGAGATTCAAGCTAATCAGACTGATTAATAATAATCTCATTTTCACCGCCCCCATTTGTTCTAATGCTAATTTGTTTTCCGGCAGAAAGAATTTCTATATTATATCCGCCTGACTTATCTAATTCTAAATCAATTGTGTTTTCTACCTGCCTAAATAAAGTAAGTATTTCACCTTCTACAAAAGTATAAACTTGAGCATTTGGGTCAAAGCCGGGGATAATGCCTTCTATTTTTACCCCATCTAACTCTCCTGCATCGCCGTCATCTTTACCGCCTGCGGCGACTGTTTCAATCATTTCTAGCAAGTCTTGTAAAAAGTCTACTGCTAATAAGTCTATATCCAGTCTGGTGATCTCCTCTTGCAGTTCGTCTTTAGATAAATCACTGTCATCATCTAAATCGTTTTCTTCTAAGAAATCGGCATCGAGTACATTGCTTGAGCTTTGTGATTGTTCGTCTACCGCTTGTTGTACCTCATCGGGAGGGGTCACTATTAAAAGATTATCTATAAAACCCAAAGTCATATTAGACAAGGTAACTGGTTTAGTGGGCGGGCTTTCCGACATACTCACCATAGTAGCTTGAAAGGGTTGGTTCAATACCTCAATGCCCGCTAATGTTTCTACTGTAATTTCACCAGAGCTACTGCCGTCAGGGCTAGGGAGCAATATAACCAAACTTCTTCCTAGTTCATCAACGGTGGTTGTAAAATCTGTGCCCCTAATAAAAATTGAGGCACTGGGTGTCTCAATGGAAATGTTCTCTTTATCTATTTTTCCCAACGCACCAGTAATAAATCTGGCTGTTCCGCCTGCCATTTTGAGCGCCATTCTGCTTTTGCTTGGATCAGGATCATAGATATACTCATCAATAATAATCTTGCTATGCTCAGTAAGACGAATAATAGTAGAATCAAGAAATGTAATGCCAATACGACCATTACCAGTGCGCACATCATCATAGCTGAGAATACCAAGAGCAGTCTTGGCAAGTAGTTTATCTGATTGATCTTTTCGTAGAACCTCTCCATTTCCTCTTAATTCCGATATTTCACCTATCTCTGCATAAGAGTTTAATGAAAAAATTAAAGCGATTAACAGCCACTTGTGCATTGGTCTATGTCTATAGTCCCATTGCTCGTAGTCGATGTTATAACCACCACATCAGATACCGAACCAGTGCTGTTGATCTGATCTATGTCTATGTTGTTGGTGCTGCCTGTAATTACCGCAGTAATAGAATGATCTGAATTTCCTGTTTGCGTGGTGTCAATATCGTTTGAATCGCCGTCCACATTCCAGTTGTTTATACAACCTACTACTTCACAAGTCGCGTTAATGTTATTTGATGTTCCTGCTACTACTATATCTTGGTTCCCTGCTGTGGCTGTTGCCGCAGCTCCTTGTGTAAGCAGCAGCACATTAGAATCACCTGTTGCCGCATAATCAAAGTCTGTATTGGCAACATCGCCTGTTGCCCCTAAAGCTAGAGTAGTCGTGTTGCTGTCTCCAGTGTGTGTTGCTGTAAATGAGGTGCTATTACCTTGAGCCACTGTTGCCGCCATTGTGTTTGTATCACCTATTTGATCTATGTCCACGGTCATTGATGTACCTGTAAAGGTTGCTCTAGCTTGTGCTGTACCTACTTTATTGGTTCCCCCTATCTGGTCAACATTCATTGTCAGCCCAGTTCCTGATTGGGTTATATAAATGTCGTTGTCCCCTGCAAAAGCAAAGGGGGCAAACAAGATTAAAGCTAATCTAATTAGTTTGTTCATAATTATAGTCCCACATTTGTTGTTCCAAACCCTTCATAATCAAGGTATAAACGGCTTCTTCGATAGCAGCTCTAGTTGCGTAGCCTATGGCTTCGTTTTCTGTGTAGCCTGTTTCTACCTCTACTAATTCTGTTCCCATTTCTACAAAACGAAATACATCTCGACTTACTCCTGCACTCAAGACAGTTTTGCTTATCATACAATTTATCATAACC